CCGTTCCACTCAGTTTGCATATCAACTACACCTTCTAGAACCATCCACTGTTCCGAACGTTTAAAATGTTTTTGGTCACTTAGTGCTTTGCCTGGATAGATTACAAGTTCTTTTACTTTGTAGCCTTGTTCGGGCTTATGATCCAACACACGCCAGTAACCCCAGTCACGTTCAGTCTTTTGTGTTTTCCATTCGTCGAGTATCCAACTTGAACTGTTGGCTTTGTTCTCACCACCTACACCAAATACAAACTCAACACCTTCAACGGACATTTCTGGAATGTTTTTTTCTGTCCTATCGCCGCCGTTTGCAAAAATTAAATGATCCTTAGGGTGATGTGCTTTAACTTGTTTTATAAAGTTTATAGCAGAATCATCATCGTCCATAAATGTAAAAACTTCGTCTACCATTTGTAAGTTATTTACAATGCATAGGCGCTCATTCCAAGGCATAAATGCTTTACCTTTTTTACGCTCTAACCATTCGTCTGAATTTAGGCCAACGATTAATCGATCGCCAAGCAGCTTTGCTTCTTTAAAATATTTAATATGGCCGCTATGTAGTGGGTCAAATCCACCTGTGACTAATACTACTTTGCTCATGTAGATATTTATGTGTGTAGTTTATAAGCGGATAGCTAAACTGGTATTAGTTCCAGCCAAATATATAATCTTTACGTACATTAGTAAATTCAATAGCACCTAATGATTTTATATACTCTCCGGCACACTCATTTGTATCAGGATGTTGCTCGCATACAATAATGGGTTTGTATCTTAAAATTGTTTCTGTTGCTCCTTTTAACACTTCTAACTCGTGTCTTTCACAATCAATTTTTAATAATCCAAATTTAGGCAAATTTAAATCATCCATGCGTTTAATAGTTATGTTGCCAGTACCAATATCAGAAACATAACTATTACCAGTATTGTCTTTATCAAATTCCATAGTAACTTTATCATTAACACTGCCTAATGCAAAAAAATTAACTTGCACTGGCAATCCTTTTACATTAAGTTCTAAGCATTCATGTACTTGCTGCATAGGTTCATAAGCAAAAACTTGTTTAAATTTTTCAGTTAATGGCTTTGCCCATAGCCCTACATTTGCTCCAACGTCGATTGCAAGATCAAAGTCTGTAACATATTTGTAAGCAGCATCTCTAACATCATCTTGGTATTCAGCCGGTCCTCCATTTTTAACACGCTTAGTAATCATCCTATAAAAATGATTATCGCTATCTGGCATCCAATAATTATATACTTGTTTCATTTAATTTATCACACCTATAATTGCGTTTTTGTTACCTGCATCTGCTATTTTGACATAGCCAAACTTCTTTAATTGTTGACCAACTTCGTCTTTTGCATAGCCGTATCTAGTTTCGTGCCCTTTGCATTCGTATAGTATTACAGGCTTATATTTTGCTATTAGATCAATGCCGCCATTTATAATAAGTGGCTCAAACCCTTCAGCGTCCATTTTAATAAAATCAACATCCGTAAATGAAAAACTATCCATTGTTTTTACTAAGATATCACCACTTGAATCAGGAGTAACATGTGTGCCAAATGTACTTGTTCCTTTGTAAGGCCGTGAGTCAGATTTCTCTTTATTGCCGATGTAAGTCAGTGAAACAGTTTGCTCTTTATTACCAAGCCCGCATGCATGTGTTTGTACATTATCTAGATTAAAGTGTTTTACATTTGTTTCTAAGCAGTTATAAACGTTAGGTTCAATTTCAAATGCATGCACGTTAGTAAATCTTTTTGACATATGATATGACATTATGCCATAGTTTGCTCCTACATCAATTGCTGTTCTAAATTGCTTGCAACACGACATTGCTGTGTTAAGTTGTTTATACTGATAATCAACAACATCTGTTTTTCGTGCTCTTTTGAGTGCTCTATGTAGAGTACTATCGCCAGACAATATAGTCCAGTCTTGATATAATGTTGTTTGCATAAGGATTCTCCGCTAGTATTTATATACGTAGTTTATCTAAGAAAAGTAATAAGGTTTGAGTCTATTCCACGCAACACCTAATTGATGTTCGTGATAGTAGTATTGCGTATATGCTAAATCATATAACCATTGTTCACGAGGTATATCTAATTTTGGATTGTCTATATATGATAGATTTGGTTGACTAACTGGCCAACACATTGCAGTGTCGTCTAATGCAAATGTAGGGATACCTAAACACGCACTTTCAATAAGGGTATTGCTAGTTGTTCCAACTACAGCCCAGGCATTATCAAAGTCTTTTTGCAATCCTTTGCCGCCATTTGCTATTGTATTTGTTTCGTAATTAACAGTGTGTGTTACATTAGGAATAGCATTGCTATTTGCAATGCCTTCTGCTATTGACCTACTTTTTCTTGCTTTTGGATGTCCTCTAAGAATAATAGGCATATCAGTATGCATACGTATATGCGTTAAGCAATCAACTACGTAATCCCAATATCCAGTAGTAGTATTTCCCCAAACTTTATGTACTTGTTCTAAACTACTGTCATTAGGCTTTTGCAAGATGAATAAAATATAATCACCCTTTGCTTCCCATGGTAGTACTTTTATGTTTTGATCTTTTTTAATTTTTTCAAATCTATCAGGAGGGCTGTTTTTGTTACAAAATATTCCCTGTCGCATAAAATGATTCCATCCTACACGTTGCATGTATAACGGATTTAGCTCGTGTACTTCTGATGTTCCGGATCTAAACACAGGGCTTTCGTATACTAAAAATGGTTTATTTGATTCCTTAATAAAATCAAATTGATCTTTGTATTCTATTAGATGATCTTTATATATGTTAGTTTGCATGAATCCGTCAGCACTCTGTACTAACGGATCATTTAGATTTTTAACTAATTTAAAATTAGGCAAGTCTGGAATGAAGTCTTTATTATGACCATGGAAACTAGTTAAATCAAAGCTGCCTTCAATACCAACTATTAATGGTTCATTAGATGCTGGCATCTTCCATACCTGCCACTCTAAGTTTAACTATGTTTGTAATTTGCCATTGCTTTTGATCAAGTGCTTTTAATAAGCCTAACCATTTGTTTCGTAGTAATGCAAACTCGTTAATAATTTTTTCGTAGTCAACGACATCTGCTTCACCGTCTACGTATTTTTCAACGTCACGACTTGACAGAGCTCGTTGGTAGTTTTCAAGATATTTCTTAAAGTACGAGCTGCGCAACCTACGCAGCTCGATGTTTAAGTAGTAAAGGATTGCTTCAATCTCTTGTAGCTGATTAAAGCGTTGCTCGACAATGCCTGGCATTTCCGCAGCCGCACGTTCTACATTACCTTTTAGTTTTACTTCAACACGAGCATTGTTAAGCTCGGTCTCGAAATGCAATACTGCACTAGGAATTTTAGAAATGTCACGTGATACGTCAGAATACCAACCCATTGTTAATCCTCATCATCCCACGCATCATCATCTGCGTAGTTTTCTTCGTCAACATCTAAAAAGTAATTGATTGCACCATCGAGTACAGAATCTGATCCTAACGCACTTGTTAAAATGTCATCTGCTACGCCGTAGTCAGCTAATAGATCAACATATCGTTCAGCTGATATTTCTAGTGCTTTCTTATCAATATATTCTTTAAATAAAGTCCATACATCTACAATTTGAGTATCATCCATTGTTTATTCCTCGATTAAATTTTCATCAATTAAATCAGCATCAACTAATTCTGCTTCAGCGGTATTTACCACAGGCTTCATTTTCTCGTTGTACTCTGACATAATTGAATCAAGTTTGCCGCCAATCATCCATGCTTTACGATACTCGAGAACTTCTTCGCCTGCTAGGTTAACATACTTGAGTCGATTGCCTTGCTTAACTAACAAGCCTTTCTTCTCAAACAATTCAACCAAACCACTGTATGGATTCATACCAGTTTCATAAGGAATCTTAACCTGCACACCTTCGAAAGGTTTTGCGTAGCGTGTCTTCATTACTTTACAACCAGCACGGATGCCCATAACTTCTGAGATCTTATTGCCGTCTTCATCTTCTTTTAACTTCATCTTCTTCATTGCAACAACAATACTTGATGCATAGATAAAGCCTGAAC